GATTATCCATACAGATACGCGTCGCATACAAATACGGGCACCAGAACCAGATGTACAAAAAAGAGAGAGGAAAAGACAATGTATATAGCTGATAAACAAAAGGATGTGTGGATTTGAGAAAAAAGCGATAATAAAACGAAGTGTACTAAAGGTTTAATTTTGGTTTAATATTTTGGGCAAACAGTATTAACGCGTTTAAACAAATAGTAACTACACTTTAATAATGCTTTAACTAATACCTAAGAATGCCTTAAAACCCCTTAAAACAACCGTTTTTGAGGGGTTTTGCTCTTTCCAGGGAGCACGTTCCGATCTTGGCAGTATTGATTGAGTTTTTGAATGATTCCAGAAGGGGAATAGTGTGTAAATTTTGACGTCAAAACATAAATGGAGTGACAGTTGGAGTGACAGTTGGAGTGACAGATCACTACCATAAATGTGCGAGTTGACCCCCCAAAACGACCCTAAAAAACGCGATTGACCCCCCAAAACGACCCTAAAAATGCACGATTGAAAAAACGCGCAACGTTCTGGTATATTGCTGTTTAAGTGTGTTTTCGGGCAAAAAGAGGCACACAATTGATGTGCAAAAGGAAAAAACACGTACATTTTGTACGAAAAAATCACTTATTAACCTGAGAATCTAAGGGCCAAACAATACACGTGACTAGAGCTAAGTCAACAATGTCTGATGGTGGAAGATTAAATGGTGGGTAGCTCTTATTTTCACTTGTAAATGTTAAATGATCCGGCATATTTTCTTGAGAGACGTATTTAATAATAATACCCATGCTTTTGGTGCTTATTGCGTGGATATGATTATTTTTTAGTTCCGAGACTATTTCACAAGCCACCAAGTAGCCCGGTTTGAGCAACGGGGCCATTGAGTCTCCTTTTATGCGCAGAATGAAATCAGGAATAGCATACCGCTCATGGACTATATCTGGGAGAAACTTTGAATTATTTAAAGACAAAACATTGCGAGAGATCAAGGGGATACCCTTACTGAAAACCTCTCTTGTGAGATCTTCCTTAGGGATATCACTGAACATCTCTCCCGCTCCTGTTAAGATCCACTCTAGATTAATTTGTGGGTATGATATTTTCATACCCCTCAGAAGGTCGATTGAAATTTTTTTTCTTGAGTTCTTAAGATCGTTTATACCTGCTTTGTTTGTGTTCAGGATCTCTGCTAGCTCAACATAGCTAGATAATTGCCCTTGGCTTTTAAGGGCGTCGACCATATCAAATAGCCGAACATTTTCATCAAACTGACGTGAGATAGTCATACTTTTATTTGGTAGTATGATATTTTCATACTATTATTGCACTTGGTTTAACAAAGTATACACGTCCCAAAGATAAATAAAAAAAGAATATGGAGATTTTAACGAAACGCGGTGAAGTAAAAGAGCTGTCACGAATAATGCAAGTATCTAAGGCAACGGTGATTAAGGCTCTGAAATTTAGAACGGATTCAGATCTAGCAAGAAAAATACGCACAACAGCCATCAAGCGTGGCGGTGTAAAAGTCAATAGCTAGCCACAGACACTATGAGTGGAAAGACTCCATATGATTTAAACAGAGCCGGGTTCGGTTACAAGAGCAACACCCCTTATGACCTAAACAAAGCAGGCCTAAGGTTCGATAAAACGCGCTGGATATATAGCTCCGCTGCCCGGTCGGTCAGAGAACTTAGCCAAGCTCTTAACAGACTAAAACAAAGAATATGAAAACAAAAGGCAAGATCAATAGAAACAGTAAAAGAGAAATTGAGCGAGATATAGAGTTCCTGAAAGAAATAAAAGAAAAGTTTCAGAGTGCTAAAGAGAAACGCGATCCCACACTGTATGATTACGGTTATAAATTAATAGGTGACTGGATTGACGAACTAAGCGAACTATTGTAATGGACAATCAATAACTAACTAATTAAAAATCAAATTATGGCACAGAACACAGCATCTCAATTGCAATCCCTCGGGGAGAAATACATTGAGGCACTTAGACCTCTCACAGAGGATATACGGAATGTCGCGACTTTCTTTGAACAAGTTAGTCGGCTGATCTCCAACTACAATCACGAGAGAAGAAAAGTAATCAATAAGAGCGTTGATGAGCTTACTTCTTCTTCTTTAACTCCATAAGGATCTGCTGCAGCAATTCATTGTTGCGGTCAAGAAGATTGAATATGGCTTCCAGGGTTCTTAAAAGTTCATTTTCCATAATGCTTGTATTAAATGTTTGACAACCAAATATAAGCAAAAACCTCCGGACATGCGCAAGGCTCCCGGGATCGCGCCTCGGGCCGGAGCAAAAAACAAATCAACATGGAGTATGTAGGCAAAAAACTTTGTATAAGCTACTCAGAGATAGTAAAGGCTGGGGTTATGTCAGGTGTTGCCTTAAGGCAATTAGACTCGCGAGGTCAGGTTAATAAAGTGCAAAGAGCCTGTTACGGCACTCCGGCACTCTACGAGGTGGATTCGCTGCCTTTGAGATACAAGAATGAAGTGTATAGACGGTTCCCGGATATTAAGGCCCAGGCGATGGCCAGGCCGGACTTAGAAGAGATTGTGCCTGATCAGGCAGCTATTGAATTTTACATGAAGTACAAATTGCCTGACGGCCGCCATTTGCCGGCAAAGTTTCAAGATGAGTATTCAAACAACTGCGCCATCTTAAACATGTTCAAAGAACAGCTAGAGAGGGCCACTTCACACCGGCGTAAGTCCGGACGCAGCAGGATCAACATGACGGAGTACTGGGAGAAAAAGAGCATGTCTCTACCCAGGTTTGCAGATAAGTGGCCCCATGGCCTTCCGGAGAATCCCAGGCGGCTGCAGGAGAAGTACCGGCTATATCGCAGAGGTGGGTATGAAACAATGATTTCCGGTAAGTTTTTGAACAAGAATGCAGCAAAGGTAGATGACGACATTAAGGGGGCTGTTCTCATGCAGCTTATGAGCGATCCTCGCAACTTTGATAACGCGCAAATCTCAAGACTTTATAACATGATGGCCGAGGCAGCCGGTTGGAAGACCATATCTGCCTCGGCTGTTGCATTTCACAGGGAGCGTGAAGATCTGCAGATTGCAGCACGCCGTCTGGGCGCAACCAACTTCCGGAATAAGAAGAGTATGCAGGTCAAGCGGAAGAGACCATCAGCAGCTATGCTCTACTGGACATTGGATGGGTGGGACGCAGAGCTGTACTACCAGGAGCGCAACGCTAAGGGGGTGGTGACTTATCACAACCGGTTGACAATAGTGGTTGTTCTAGATCCTTGCATAAACTATCCAATAGGCTACGCCATAGGCACGCATGAGACCCCGGCTCTGATTGCAGAGGCATTGCGTAATGCCGCAAATCACACAGCTGAGTTGTTTGGGCAGCGTTACCGTGCATGTCAGATACAAAGTGACCGGTACGCCATTAAGGCTATGACGCCCTTCTACAAAGTAATGGGCGATATAGTTATACCGGCACGCGCGCGCAACGCGAAGAGCAAAGTAGTTGAGCCATACTTTGGCTACGTCAATAAAAAATACTGCCAGATGATGCCTAACTGGTCAGGCGTGGGCGTAACGGCTCGGAAAGAATCCCAGCCAAACTCAGAGTTTATAAACAGGTTTAAACACTCTTTCCCTGACCAGGAGGGTTGCTACGAACAACTTCAGATGATTATGGAGGTAGAGCGTCGCGATAAGGTGGAGAGGTATATGCAATTCTGGGATGCCACCGGGCAGGAGCACAGATTGCCGCTTTCTCAGCAGCAATTCCTGCTTGCGTTCGGCTCTGAGACCGGACATCGCAACGCTCTTGATCACTCCGGTCTAAATATTACGATAGACGGGCAAAAGCTCACTTATGACAGCTTTGACCACTCGTTCCGCCGGTACTCGCATATCCGGTGGAGCATTAAATATGATACACAAGACTTATCGCACGTGCTGGCAGTGAATGAGGACAATTCGCTGCAATTCCTGCTTGAACAGAAGTATGTGCAGCCAATGGCACTGGTTGAAAGGCAAGAGGGCGACACAGCCGAGCTGCAGCGTGTGTACACCTTTAACAAGCAGCTTGAAAGCGCTGCTGCGCAAGAGTACGCCAGGCTGGACGGCTGTGTGACGGAGTTCCTGAATGAGAATCCACACCTGGAGCTTAAGAGTAACGTACTCGCAAAGCATCTGATTACAGACTCTAATGGCCAACACAAGGACCAGCGCAATGCCATACGCAGGAGCGGGGCCAGTGTGAAGGATGTGCTTAAAACAGAGGACTACACCCCATTCACAGACGTTGACGACGATGACGACGACATTCTTAACCTATTATAATTATGAACAACAAAGAAAAAAAAGCGATTAAAACGAAACTTGCATCATTTGTAAAAATCAGAGGATCGCAAGTAAAAGCAGCTAAAGCTATTGGTGTAAGCTCCGCTACTGTCAACCAACTGCTAAATGACAATTGGGAGCTGATAAGCGACCAGATGTGGCGCCACATAGCTGCGCAGATCAATTTTGTAAAGTCACCCTATGTTATTGCAGAGACTCGCGGGTACCGCAGGATGTATTCTTTGCTCCAGGAGTCGCAATCTACCCCTTTGGTAATAGCAGTAGTAGGTAGCGCCGGTTGTGGCAAGACAGCCGCAATAAAGAGCTATTGTGAGCAAAATAAGAACGCATACCATCTTTGCTGTAGCGAATATTGGAACCGGAAGCAATTCCTGGTAGAGCTGCTGCAGTGTATGGGCGAAAGCTATATAGGGCTCACCGTGGCCAATATGGTTGACGACATTGTAAAGGTCTTAAAAAAGAAAAACCGACCCCTGATTGTGTTGGATGAGTGCGATAAGCTCTCTGATCAAGTTTTGTACTTTTTCATAACTCTTTACAACAAACTAGAAGATCATGCCGGCATAGTGCTTTGTTCTACGGATTACTTCCGTAGACGTATTGAGTTTGGTGTGAGGGTAGCCCGCAAAGGCTACCAGGAGATCTACTCGCGGATAGGCAGGAGGTTTATACCTATTCAGATGCCTTCTGCCGGCGATATCAATGCCATATGCGTTGCTAACGATGTTAACGACGAACAAGAGATACAAACTATTATAGAAAAAGCAGAAAGAGATTTGCGGTCTGTTAAGGTGCAGATACACGTCTCCCAAAGAAAAGGTCAACAAAGAAAAGAGTAGTAATGCGCAGATCTCTTTCCAACCGAGATGTCCTGGCTGCGAAATTTGAAGTGGCCGATTTTGAGGGCGAATGGCTTCGCAGCCTGGGGCGTCCGGAATTACGTGGATCTTGGATTATTTGGGGAGGTAGCGGTAGCGGAAAAACAACTTTTACACTGATGCTCTGTAAGTATTTAACCGGTTTCACACGCGTTGCGTACAACAGCCTTGAACAAGGGCTGAGCCTATCTTTACAGATAGCCTGGAAACGCGTTGGAATGGAAGAGGCCGGCAGCAGGATCATGCTCCTGCGTAAAGAGCCGCTAGGAGAGCTGAGAAAGCGCCTGCGAAAGCACAAGTCACCCAAGGTGATTGTGATTGACTCTGTGCAGTATTTGGTAGGCTTTCGCCTTGCCGACTATGTACAGCTGCTGCGTGAGTTTCCATCAAAATTGTTCATCTGGATTGCACACGAAGACCAGGGCCATCCGGATGGGAAGCTTGCAAAACAGATAAGATATGATGCCGACATAAAAATGCACATAGAGGGGTTCAAAGCCCAGGTGGTCACTCGTTACGAACGCGCAGAGTATTCCGAGGGCGGTAAGGACTTCGTTATATGGGAAGAGGGCGCAAAGGCATATTGGATAGACAAATTTTAATACTAAGGCAATGAAAAAACAAATGGATGATTTGCATGCAAAGATTCTGCGCAAGTTTCACACGTTGTGCTCACTTGCCGGATTGACTGCCGAGGATAAGATGGCCGTTGTGGCCAGCTACGACGTTGAGAGCTCGGCAGACATTGATACGCATGATTTGATTGATATCTGCAATACGTTAGCCAAGCAGGTGGATCCAAACTATGCGTACATGGACACTCTTCGCAAGCGACTTATAGCTTGTATTGGTGGGTACCTTAAAAAGCTGGGGTCAAAAAACGACATTGCTACGATAAAAGCAGTAGCATGTCGCGCATCCGGACACAGCAGCTTTTCTAAGATTCCTAAACAGCGTTTAATATCACTTTATAACGCGTTTAGGAAGTATTCAAAAGATATGGATTCAGTCAATGAGCTTTCGCGGAAGATCCTTGCCGGCGAGCTCTACGACACAACTCAAAACTAGCAAATGGAAAAAACAGCAATTGGGTTAACACCCAGAAAACTTCCGGACGGGGTATACATTCATGATCTTAAAAAAGAGCTGTTATACAGATCTTTGAAGTGGCATGGAGAGGACGGTTATGTTGTGGTTTTGCATGGCAATGACGCGTTTGGAATATGCAGGAGTCAGATTGAGCTGGCCACCTGGCAAGAAGCTCTTGACTTTGCTGCAAAACAAGGCGGGAACCTGCCAACAAAACTACAACGGCTGATTATGGAGCAATACGCCCCGTTCATTAACCATGCGCTTGGGTTGACTGGCGGCCTTCCTTTGAACTCTGGTATAGATGATAAAGAGTGGTTGTGTCAGCCATTCTTTGACGCTGAGAATAGTTGGTATTACCAAAGCTTAGGGTGCATTGGTTATTGTCATGATAGCAAGAGGTTCTCCGGAAGGCCGGTGCTGCCTTATCCTTACCCCTGGCCTGCGCCAATATTGAGCTAAGATGGAAGAGTTTTTATTTTTTATAGGACTGGCAATGATCATGGCCACAATGCTAAACGCATGGGCTGCTTTACGATACGAACGACTATCGCAAAGACTAAGAAAAATACTTCATGAAAAAGATCTTGATCAAAATGAAAAAGGGAAAGTATACTACCCACGTGCCGTCAATCGTCAACAGAGGCGACACAATGGCCTGTGGGGGAGGTTAAGTAGACTCACACAAAGCTCTAAGAAAGTAATATAACACAATGGGGGGCATAGATAATAGGTTAGAATGTGGTTTGTTAGCTGCGTAGCGCAAATGTCCCCCATTTTTTTAATTAAAAACACACGAAATGAAAAACAAGAAAAGCAGCACTCCAATCATCGACAATCACTGGGGGGGGGCTTTGCGCAAGATGGATCCTTTAACTGTTGCTGTGTTAACAGCAGGGTTGGCAGTCCTTGTGGGGACCATTATCTCCTGGTTGATTATTTTTATAACACTTTTAAGATTAACACCATGAGTACCATGATGAATGAATTAATTATGAAGGTCGTAAAGACTAGCGAATTAACTACTGAGCAACAAATACGGATGTTGCGTAGAGAAATCACCTGGCACAAGGTTCAGCTGGATGCTATGGCCGCCTGGCTGAATAACAACAAAAACAAAGGCCGTCACAATTATAAAGACGTTGTGAGGCGCTCACGCGGGATGCAGTTTGCAATGCGCGAGAAACAAGAAGAACTTGATAAATTAACTGTTAAAAATTAGTACAATGAAAGTCGTAAAAAGAAGAATCACGATGACTCAGCAAGAAATTGATGAGTTTAACGCCTTTAAAGAGGCAAATAAAAGGAAAGAGGCTCTGGCCGCTGAAAAAGAAAAACGTCAGCACTACACAAACATGGTTGACGAAAAGCTGGATCAGATTATTCCGGAGCTGGAAGATGTCTCCGCGCTGCTGGCTAAAATGAAGGCGCTTGTTTACAAAGAATTTGGAGACATTCTTGTGTTAAAGAGCGAAATCATGCAGGGTGCTACGGATGAAAACAAGACGCACACCTTTACAAATGTAGCCGGTGATAAGCGGTTGACTCTTGGCTCTTACTATATTGATGCCTATATAGACACGGTTGACAGCGGCATTGCTATGGTAAAAGACTTTTTGGGAACGCTTTCAAAAGACGACGATTCGCGCCTTTTGGTGCGCGCTGTGATGAAACTACTTTCACGTGGCAAGGAAGGTACCCTGAAGGCCTCACGCGTGTTACAGCTGCGAAAAATGGCCGAAGAAAGCGGCTCTGAGCGCTTTATTGAAGGTGTGAGGATCATTGAAGAGTCTTATCGTCCGGTTGTGAGCAAAACCTTTGTGCGCGCTGAGCGAAAAGGAAAGAATGGTGAATGGGTAAACATTCCTCTGGGGATGACAGAGGCATAAGCATAAGGGGTAGACAGATGATATTTGAGTTGAAAGATGGTCGAAGTGTTCACCCGGCAGTGCTTGGCTCTGTTGACGTGGAAGAGCAAGAGGCCGCAGGGCTGCAAGTCAAGGGGTGGGTGTTACAGGGTGCAGAGTATGTTTTAGTGACTTTCAGCTTAAGAGAAGTTGTAAACATTAAAGGGAGCTACCAATTTGCTCCACCAAAATAATACGATTATGAGTAGAATCAAAGGCAAATCTTATGAAATGAGGGTGCGTCATGTTAATGAAATTTATGAGAAGCATGCCAAAGATGGACTATCCAACCGGGAGATTTTGCGCAGGTATATCTGGCCGATTTATTACATCTCGGAAAAGACATTTTACAATTATCTAAACAAGACCTTCCCGGAAGATGAAGCTTCTACCGAGCAGAAGAGTCCTTGACGCTTGCTGTATAGATCTCTATTGTCTCTAAGAGTTCGCCATGGTTGTGATTTGTCACACTCGTAATTCTACGTAGCGCTCCGATCCCCGGGGCGCTTTTTGCATCCAGGGCGGCATGCACCTTATCTACAAGGTCAAAAAACTCGAGTGCTATTGCTTGATTTGATGAATGACTGGAAGAGCTAGCCAATGCACGCGTGACAATGTGCAAGCTGACGGTTAACTCTCCACGCTGACTGGTGCCGCCACTGCTACGAAAGCTTTCGTAGCTGATTTCACCAAATTCGATAAAAACTGCAGGCGTCTGGAAGATCTCTCCCAAGTCAGCAAATTCTACGTTCATATTCCACAGATCTATGTGTTTTATAAGGCTGACCTGCTTATCATCTTTGATGCCCTGGAGCAAGGTTATTAGAAATTGATATAGCTGTTTTCTCATTTTTGTAAAAGATTATTGTTGTTAAAGTATTCGTCAAGTCGCGCTAGAATAGCGGTTTTTATGATTTCGTCTGTTCGGATGTGCGGCCCAATAAACTGTCGCTTTGGGATAACGATTTTTGACCCTGTCTTTTTCAGGGCCATATATTTGTAAAACTCCGCCTCCCGACTGAGCGCGATGTTCCTTTTTGACCGCGACGCGGTTCCGCTCTTCGTTACAGCTACCCTGCTAGATGTTGTGTAATACTTCCGCCAGAAATATTTTTTCATCCGCTCGGTTACTATGATCACCCCTCCGTCGTTGTGGATGCCGGCATATATAAGTGAAGAGTAAAACTCCAATGATTTATCTGTAAGTTCAGACTTGATTGATCTGCGCAGCTGCCCAGAGTCAAGCATCAGTTCTTTGCCGTCATCAAACCTCTTACGTTTCCACGCTTCTGTGAAAAAAGCCTTCCGGACAAAGTTCTGATCAAACTCTTCTGTCAGCTCTTTTTGGATGTCTGCAAGTCCCTTTTTGATTGATTCCTTTAAATCCCATTTCATAGCTACATAGTTGATCGTATGACAGCGCACCATGCGCACATTTCATCTGCACCGGCCTTTGAGCCATCGGCACAATCAACGCACGCCAGAGAGTTGTAGCCATGCTTTGCCGGGAAGATACGCCCATGGATGCCCGGATTGTAGCGGAAGATCTCTGCAGGGCCTTCTGTGGCCGCCAGGCCAAGCTCGTATGCCTCTTCCGGATCGGAATCAGGGTACTTGCCTTTTACCACTTGCACCACCGTGCACCGGCAACCCCATCCAATGGGTGGCCAGAAGTATTGCCAGAACTTATCGCTTAGTGGCAACGTTATGCCATCGAGCGGGCGATGTGTATCACGCACCCTGGCGTCACCGGCTGTTCTGTATTGCAACGGGTAACTGTCTCCGTCTTTGACGAAATCTGCCCAGCGAGCAGCCATAAGCGCAGACCCTACTGCAAAGCGGTACTCTGTCTTCAAGTAGTGAACATTATAGGTTTCATGGATTTCCAATACCTTCTGTTCAAATTTATCGTAAGAGATAAGATCTCCGTTTTCGTCACGAAGCATTAGCGAGATTTCTTTGAGCTCTGCGTAGGTTTTAAAGCCGGAGAACAGATAGACGTCATTCTCTAAGCGCTCGATAAGCTCGGCCGGAACTCTTTTTTCTACATGTGTATTTATAGCCTCTTTAAAGACGTTCGCGCTCTCTTCTACGAGCTTTCTAAACTCATCTGCAGCAAACATGCTACTGTCAAAAGAGGCGGCGTTAAAGATGAATTTTGCAGCAATCTTGAGTGCCTCCAGGATTTTATCTGTGATTTCTTTCTTTACGTAGGAGCCGGTGAGTTCAACATCACCGTAGGCTAGCCGGATGTTCCTGTGCAGCCCCTCGAAGTCTGAGGGGCCTAGTCGAAAAAACGCGTCTGCTTCAGCTGAGGTGGATCTTCTTTTTTTTCTTTTTTTCCGAGTACCGGGATGTTGTATTTTTCAACATAGTACTCCGGGTCGATGTCGTACTCCCTCATGACCATCTCTTCTACCTTTTGCATGATCTCCGGTTTGATGTCAACTCCCTCATCCCAGTCAAAGGTATAGCCTTCTAAAGGGAAGCCGTGTGCTATCATTCGTGGAATGAGTTTATCATTAACGGCATCGCGCACCAGGTCAGCGTCACCGGCTACAAGGTTTTTGAAGACCTCCAGGTGTGTCTCTGACTGACTCCTGGAAGAGCCGTCGTCAATGGTCATTGTTTGCACCAGGATAATCTTGGACAATTCTGAATTACATCTTTCAATGCGTTTGTCAAAAACTTGATAAGCGTCACGGTGAGAAGCTTCTTTTATCTCTACGTCTGTCCCTTCCGGGAAGAGTGCCCAGGCAGCAGCTCCCAGGTTTTGCATCATTTGTTCGATTCTTGCGCGGTCTTTCTCATCGCGTGAGGTTGTCTTCGCAATCCTTAAGGGTATACCAAAGATTTCCTCGAATTGATCCCAGAACGATCCAGAGTGCCTTTTGCTAATCGCGTGAGGTGTTGCCTTGAGAAGCAATCCAAGGTTGTCTTTTTTTCCAACCTCTATCACCCAGTCGGACAGAGGTCTTTCTCTGTAGTCAAATCCATGCTTGAGTTGGTCACTTTCATTTTTCAGTATCAGAGAATACTCCGGTACCACATGGTTGCGCGGCACAAGGGTTACCTGGTCGTATTTGATTTTACCATCAGCACCGGTAATGACATTGCCAAGTTCGATAAGGCTGTGCCCCCAAAAAATGGACTGTAGAGCATAGTCAACAAAATCCTTAAACCAGGCAGTCTCGAAGAGCTCTGTCAATTCTTTGTTTTCGTTTTTATCTTTATCCGTTAATCTGAAAGATTTTTGCGTTGTCATGCCGCAACGCTGTTGAATTGCACCGGAGAGGTGCCCATCAATCTCTGTGTCGATATATAGAGAATGCAGTCGGCGTCTGTCCGGTTTTTCTATGTTAAGAGCGTACTGCCAAGCTGCTCTCCAGCGCGAGATGTCTTGCTCAGTCAATCTGTGAGAGTTGCGTACCAGTTCAATGGTCATCTTTCTTACGCGCTGCTTTTCGCTTGCTGAAAGATTTAGCGCAGATGAAAGTTGGCTGAGCGCATCTTCAAAGCGTTGCATGCGTTCATCCATTCTGTCCTCTCTTTTTATTCCAAAAAACGATCGAAGTTTACTCATTTTACCACCTGTTATTGTATTGTTTTTGCGAGCCCCACTTGATAGGATTGCCAGTGTCGGAATAATCAATAAGCGGCAAATCCGGGGTCACTTGCCCCTTAGAGATGCTCTCGAGCTCTGCTATTACTAAATCGTAGCGCTCTTTTCTGAGCTCTCCGGCCATTCTTCCCGGCAGGCGCGAGTGCATGTTGTACAAGGCTATGTCCACCGCCCAGGAGACTACTGCGACGTTTCTGTCTGTGCCGCGGCATGCGAAGATCTCTTCAACGTCATAACGGTTGCGCAGGTAGCCGGCAATTAGTTCTACAGCCCTATCCTCTGCAAGCTGCACAGCCGTACCCTCTCCTTTAACGACGCTGAGCGCCTGGGAGTCTATGACAGTTAAATAGTCGCTGTCGGTTAAAAATCTTGATTCTTCTTTCATGACGTTATGTATAATGCTCTTTGCTCAATGTCCTGTATTTTTGTACCCTTAGCTAGTTTTCTGGTTCTAATCCAGAATTTTATCTGCTGCTTAGAAAGGCACACCGGTCTGCCTTTAAAAATAATAACAAAATATTTTTTACCGGTAAGGCTATGCGCCCGGTTGGCTTTTGCAACCTGCCTGCGTGCTCGTGAGCGGAAGAGAAGTTTTTTAATCATTTAATAATAGTGTTTAGGCCGTGGTCTTGGCCCCATAGTTATATTAGTCAATGCTGCTCTTGCAGATTTCTGCAGGAGCCAAATAGCGCCTTCATCGGCGTCCGGGGAGTCGTCATGAGCGTTGCTCCCTTTTTCGAAGCACAAAGTTTGATCAATAGATACAACCATGTCGTGATCAGTTTTTTTTGCTTCGTTGTAAAAGACAAAGCCGCGCTCCCAGAGTGGTGAGATGGCTTCTATACGCGCGAATTTGTCCGGTTTAGAACGTTTATCTCCAATTATTGGGAGTTGGTACCCCCGAATGTCTCCCTCTCGCTCAAACTCATCCAGGAGGATGTCTTGCAAGAAGTTTGCCTCCATGTAATATCTGACGGCCGCTTTTTCTCGTGTTTGCTCATAAAGGTCATACACCCATCGCACCATCTCGCCAACGCTACACTGTCGGCAGAAGGCATCTATGCAGTGCAGTTGACGACCTATGCTACCCCAAAGCTTTGCTGCTTTGTAGTCATTCTTAGTGGATGATTTAAAGCTGGGGTCGATGTACAAAACTAGTTGATCATATTTTTCCAGCGGATGCATCTTGCAGTAGCGGATCCAGTCGTTCCGGAACACAGCGCCTTCCGTGATGGGGTTGTTCATATATTCCTTCTGAAAGGATCTATAGCCCATGTAAGATTCCAGGTTAACTACGTCTTTTGGTGACCATTTTTGATGCCAGGAGACGTCGCCTCTGCTGTTGACTATGTTTACCTGATTGACATAAGTGCCTTTCTGACGCTCAAAAAGAGACATAATGCTTACTTTGCCTATTAGGTTACCAACCATCATGAAGCGTCCTCTGCCACCATCGAGTGTTCCGAAGAGCGCCTCTATAATCCACGAGTGTGCTCTGCGCACGCGGAGCTCGTTGTTTATGACCTCGTCGTCATCTATGTCGTCTATAATGACGTAGTCCGGTCTGTTCTCTTTGTGGCGCAACCCTCGTGGTGACTGGCCTCTCCCTATCGCAAAAAAAGCACAATCGTCTTGCGTGACAAAGCGACCTTCCATCCAGCTTCCCAGGCTTTTTTGCTCTCCAAAATCCCTAAGATAGCGCTGGTTAAACTCAAGCTCTGCCTGTACATCTGACAGCAGGGTACGTGCGGCTTTTTCTGATTTTGATGCAAGCACCATGGTGTTGATCTGACGTGGGTTTTGAATTTTCAGCCACAGGGGAATAAATATGGTAAAGTTGGTTGACTTGGCATGGCCACGCGCCCACTTGAAGAGTGCCTTAAGATTTGGCTCTCTAAGTACTTTTCTTGCCGCTTTTTTTTGAAACTCGGCACATTCGACGTTTGCGTAATGAGGAAAGTAGTAGTGTACAAAAAAAGCGTAGTCAACTCTGGCGCGATCTATCCGTGCAGAGATCTCCGCAGGACTTTCCTCGCGAATCAGCGTTGTAGCCGCCTGGATGCGCGCACAATGGTCTTGCCATAGCTTTAATGCACCTACTTCTTTCGCTTTACTCATCGTCCTTTATTGATTTGATCTGTTATATACAGGTCTTGGTAGCGATTGATTGCTTTATATAGTTCAGGAGTTAGCTCCTGGTCATGGCGTGATCTATGTTCTAGCCATTTGCTAAAAGCCATAAATACTTCTACAGTTGTGACAATGTTGGCTCTTTTGTCCAGCTTTTCAATAGCTGCGGTGAATTTTGCGAGCTTATCTCCAAGGCCTGCTATTTTGGAGGGATCTTTAGAATCGGCCACCTGGTCAATCAGGTCGTTTACAGTGCGTAATAGTTTATTGATTAGCTCCGGTCGTGTGATGTTCTCTGCAGCTCTTTTTTCTTTCCAGCCCAACTGGTTCACCCACCGCGATATGGTGACCTTGCTTACACCTACCTTGCCAGCGATGCTCTCTTGACTTTCGTTCTGAAAGTACAGAATTCGCGCGTAGTCCTGTTTGTCTTTCCTTTCCTGTCGTGTCATTGTCACTTGTTTATGTGGCTCAAGTTTATGTAAAAAACTCAATTATGTCAAAAATCTGCGCAGTCGTTGCAGTATAATAGGTAACCATTGCGCGGTTATTTGGTTATCAGCATGTTATAAAATATTTTCGGGCAAATAAAGAGCGGTTATGAAAAAGCAAGAAGTCATAATTTCAAATAGCAAATTAAACAGCTATGGCTTTAGAATTCTCACCGAGGGAATCGATCTGAAGCAGTACGAGCGCAACCCCATTTTGCTATGGATGCACATGCGTCCGTATAGGGGAACAAAAGACGAAGTGCTCCCTCTGGGGCGCGTGGTTGATCTAAGGATAGACGGCGATAATCTTATTGGTACGCCTGTTTTCGACGGTGTTGATGAATTCAGCCAGCAGGTGCAAGCTAAATGGGAGGCCGGTACCCTATGTGCTGTGTCGCCCGGGTTTGAAGCTATTGAGTGGTCTGAGGATAAAAAACATATGGTCAAGGGTCAAAAGTATGCGACTCTTACTCGCTCCAAGTTGTTAGAGGTATCTATTTGCGACATCGGTTCTAATGACGATGCCTTAAAGCTGTATCAAGATGGAGAGCTGATTACGCTCTCACAGATAGGACTTGCAGTACCCAGCATAAAAAAAACTAATACAAAAAAAATGGAACAAGAAAAAATTGCACTGAAGCTTGGTTTGTCTGAAAAAGCAAACGAAGCTGAAATCTTGACGAGCATCACTAAGCTGCAAGGTGTGGCACAGGAAAATGCGACGCTAAGGCAGGAGCTAGAGACGCTTAAGTCAGAGATTGAAGAGATTAAACAGCAGGAGTTGGTTGCTTTGGTTGATGCGGCTATTGCCGACAAGCGCATTAGCGCGTCCAAGCGTGATCACTTCTTGTCACTTGCCTCTAAAGTGGGCAAGGAAGCACTTCAGGAGACACTTGAGTGTCTTCAGGCCCCTGTGAAACCTACTGATTTAATTGATCAAAAAGGTGGGCATGCGGCATATGAGAAGCTGTCGGATGTTCCGGCAGAAGAAATCGCTGAATTGCGCGAGAAACAACGCGAAGAATACATCCGCCTTTACAAGGCAGAGTATGGCGAGGAGCCTGTCTTATAAACAGATAAACAACAAATTTAGATAGTATGAAAACGATTAAAGTGATCACAGCAATTTTGCTGAACGTGCTTGTAGGCGCTCTAGGAGCGACCTGCATGGGTATTGACCCGATTTACGGTGCCATCGCTGCACCGGTGATAGCCACGCTTGCGGGTGGATTTATGCCGCAAGGTGCGCTTCTGGCCGGCGTACTTACCGAGGTTTGGACCGGCGAGCTGGTTAAAAGGCTCGGCTTTGGAATGAGGGCTAATTTTTTAGACGGAATTCCTGACTACTCCAGGTATGTAGAAAATGATGTTATACATTTAGTTGGGCAAGGCATAGATCCGGATGTGCTCATAAATAACACAGAGTATCCGCTTGATTTAAAAATCCTGGATGACGACGATTTAACCTTCAGGTTGGATAAATACCAGACAACGCCTACTCCTGTCACTGACGATGAGCTGTATGCTTTGAGTTATGACAAGATGACTGTTGTTCGAGATAAGCACTCTGACGTTCTGATTCAAACGCGGTACAAGCGTGCGCTGTACTCTCTTTCTCCGGCCACGCATGCAACAAAAACGCCCGTTGTTTTCACCAGCGGTGCCGGCAACGAAGAGGGTTACAAAAGTTTAACCAAGGCAGACATCATTAAGCTGAAAAACAGGTTTGACCGGATGAAAGTGCCGATGGAGGGAAGGCGTCTTGTGTTGTGTACGCAGCACATAAAAGACCTGTTGATGCTGGATCAGAAATTTGCAGATCAATATTACAACTACACAAGTGGAAAAATAGCAAACCTCTACGGGTTTCATGTGTACGAATACGCTGACTGCCCGTATTACACCAAAGAGGGTGTAAGATTGCTGTTCAGCGCCATTCCGGCCGGAACAGACAGACAGGCTTCTATTGCGTTTTTTGCTCCGCGTGTCTTCCTGGCTAACGGTACAACGAAGATGTATTACCAGGCGGCCGAAGGTGATCCTTTGAACCAGCGCAACATTGTTTCCTTCAGGAATTATTTTGTTTGCGTTCCCAAAATAGCTGAAGCATATGCAGCTATTGTGTCCGCAGACGCAGGTGCTACTCCCGGATCTATCGCCGTAACTCCCGCTTCGCTGTCATTCTTGGCAGCCGGTGAGGAAAAAGACGTAACAGTCACTGCATCCGGTGATTGGGATGTATCCGGCACAGTGACCGGCTTCTCTGCTGTAAAAACAGATGAGAATACTGTCACTATCACAGCCACAGAGAACACAGATACATCTGAGGGGCGCTCCGGCAAATTTGTTGTCGCTCTAGATGACGACAGCACTGTTACGGCAGACATTAACGTGTCTCAGCCTGCAGCTGTAGTGGGTGAGGACTACATCACTGCGGTACCCGCATCCCTTGAGTTTGTAGCAGCCGGTGAAGAGAAAGACGTAGCGGTCACCGCTTCCGGAGACTGGGATGTGTCTGGCGTAGTGGATGGCTTTACGGCAACGAAGAAAGACGATGACAGCGGAGTGACTATTGTTGCTGCGCAGAATACCGATTCTAATCCCCGCTCCGGCCTATTTACAGTAGAGCTGGATGGTGATTCTTCTGTGACCGCAATTATTGCAGTCACTCAGCTTGGAAGCTGATAAAAAGTAATTGATTATGAAAGTGTGTGAAGGATATATTTCAAGTGGTTACGGATACAGAACACATCCGGTGACGGGTGAAAAACAAAAATTTCACAACGGAGTAGACATCGCAGCCCCAGTGGGCACTCCTGTCTACTCCCCGGCTGATGGTGTTGTTACAGATGTGTCGACGTCTGATATTGCCGGTAAGAGGATCATTGTGAGGTCCGGTGCAGTTGATTATATCTTTTTGCACCTCTCAGAGCAACTGGTAACGCAAGGCGCCTTGGTACAAAAAAGGTGTCTACTCGGTAGGGTTGGAGCAACCGGTCGTGTGACCGGGGCGCATTTGCATTACTCTGTGAAAATAAACGGCGCCTACGTTGACCCTGCGCCGTACATTGTAATAAAGTGATGGACAACTGGAGCACAACAATTTGGCCTATTATAACATCCCTAGGGACCGCCTCGGGATGGCTTCCGGCTATCTACCTCTTTCGGAGGCAGAAGAAAGCGCAGGTGGCCGCTGATGAGGCGACTACGGCTGATAAAATGGTTGACCTGGTAAAGAAGTCTTTTGAACTCTCTTTTGAGAACTTGAAGGCAGACTTCAAAGCCCGGGAGAAGTTAATACTTGATTCAAACGCATCGTTAAAACGTAGTAATGAAAAACTGTGTAGAAGGATTAGTGCCTTGGAAAAAGCTATTAAGTCTATTGAGACTTGCCCTTATAGTGGCGATTGCCCTGTCATTCACCAGCTGCAAGACGCCGCTGCAGACAGTTAAGCAAGTTGAAATGACTACCGAGCGACTTCGTGACACTATATATGTCATCGAGGCTGATAGCTCTTTGATACAAGCGTTAATAGCGTGCGATTCGGCCGGGAGGGCCTATCTGGAGGAAATTGTAGAACTGCAGCACGGCAGAGTACTGCCACCTGCAGAAGTGAAAATTAAGGATAATGTGATCTCCGTGCGCTCTAGGCTTCCTGCTATGAACATTAGGCTACAGACCAAAATTGTGACAACTACAACAGAAAAACTTGTCACCAATACGCAGGTAGTTCAGCAGATGAATAAATGGCAAACCTTCTGGTGTAGATTTGGTCAGATTGCAGCAGTAGCAATCCTTCTCTTTATGATCTTTAAGTACCTATTTAAGAACCTATTTAAAACGTAATTAATAACATTTAAACTATAAAAAAATGGCAACAAAAAAGTATGCATTTCGCAATTACATTGACGGGCTGGAAAAAGTTGAAGTAGCCTCGAGTGTCTCTCGCGTGGCCATGCCCACAACCGGGATGGCTGAGATTGGAGAGGTCTATGAAGGTGGCGTGCAGCTAAAACGTGAAGCTGCGCAAAAGACCAGGCATTATCAAGAAGGGAAGTTTAACTACCCTGTGAAAACTCAAAGTAGGCCGGGTCCCATGACCGGCACTTTTAAGCTGTTGATTCGCGACCTCGAGGAGTTTGCTGCTATAACCGGCGGCACGATAACCTATACAGGGGACGTTGGTGAGGTTGGATCAGCAACTTACATATCCCCTGCAAGCCAAAAGGTAAAACCAGTGGCTTTGAAATTTTACACCACAACAAAAGACGTCATCGGCCCAACAGCAAATACGACTGAAACTGCTGTAGGATTAGAAATCTACAGAGCAATGCTTGACATTGCGGAAGACATTGTGATGAACGATAAAGGACTATGGTTAGCTGACGTGTCATTTGAGATGGAGTCATCTTACCAGATTAGTGGCGTAGCGGTTGATGTCACTGAAGAGTAGCAGGAGGTTCTAAACTAACGGCAAGGGTGTCGGGTCTTCGTCAGACACGCACCCTTTTTTTTATAAAAGCAAACTATGAGCGATCGTGAATTAATGCAAAAGACCTACGCAGCTATGGCTGAGGCTCCTGAACTCTTTGAGGTAAGAAGCAGGGAGGTGCGAAGGGTGTGGTATGCTCCCTGGCGGCGCAGGATGGTTGAGAAAGTTGATAAGTACTGGTTAGAGCCGCTCTCATCGCGTAAGAGCTGGCACTTGGCCGCTATGGCCCTCCAGTGCGCTGTTGACGAGCAAAAGCTAATAGAAGCACCGGTTAATGAAGCTTTGCGCTTACAGGCGCACGCAGGGCCTATACTGCTAAGAATGCTCGCTATTATGGCGCTGCCGGAGCCGGACTGGAAGGATCCTAAAAAAGTGGATGAGTTGTACGAGGTGCTCTCAGATACAGTGCCTCCGGCGGACTTGCCCAAATGGTTTCGCTGGTATATAGTGCAAGGGGACTTCACCCCTTTTGTGAGGGCTATTCTGTCGATCCTACCGGCGACAGATATAAAGCCGCCAGAACCGGTAGCTACAAAATCATCGGAGGGGACACGCCCTGGGCGCAAATCGACTCAACAATCAAAGCCTACGGCATCGAAGCGCTCGACAAAATGAGCAAGCTGAACATAGCCATGGCGACGTTGTCTCGTATAGAGGTTGATATGAGCAAAAGCAACAAAGAGGATGATGTTGCAGGCGAGGCTGACGCAGACATAGTGAGGCGCATCAACATTCTTGACATGAAACCTGGAGTATATAATGAGTAAAAAAGAAATTGTATATAAAATTGTAATTGACGACTCCGGCAACGTGAGAAAGTTGGAAGAGATGTCAAAGTCTGCAGACAATGTTACTTCTGCGGTACGCAACCTTGATTCCGGGTTTGAAGCACTTGCAGCCAGGGTGTCTGAGGCAATTACGTCCGCTACGTCAAGCGCGGAAGCGCTGGGCAAAACATCTGCCTCGGCAAAAGATCTCTACAAAGCTCAGCAAGAGTTGGTGGCTATACAGGAGTCGCTCGCATCGGCAAACTCGGAGAATACAGATGCGCTCGCTTTGCTGAATAGTCAGTATGAAGAGCTGCGCTTGTCTATTGAAAAAATTAAAGATTCTCCGGAAGGTGGAACGGAGTTGTTTGCAGCGCTAGAGAATGAGCTTGCTGAAGTCAAGAGTGCCCTTGATGATGCGTCGCAATCTGTTGCATCCTCTTCTGCTGCGTATGATGACTTTGCCGGCAAGGCGACAGAGGCGATTGATAAGATTCAAACTGCGCAGCAGGAAAAGAGTGCCTGGACAAAGAAACTTACTGAGGAAGAGATTTGGCTGCAGAAATTGTCAATCGAGGAGTTTCAGAGGCTCGTTGAGCAAGAGCGCGCAACACGGCACCAGCAAAAAGAGTTTGCAGGAGAGGTTTCTCAGGAGCTGATTACAAGATCCTCCCAACGCGCCCTGGCTGAGAAGATGTCATCACAAGAGATCGTTACAGCCATTGCTGCAGAACGCGTGGCCATAAGAGCCATGAAGGCCGAGGTCGAGGCCGGCAATACTTCCCGGCAGGAAGAGCTCCTGACGAGCCAGTTAATGCTTGAAGCGCTAGAGAAAGTCAATATAGAGAAGTATAAGTTCATGACACAGCAGCGCAGCATTGAAGCTGCACTGGCTGTAGAGATTCAGCAAAACGGCAAAAATACGGAGCATTATAGGGAGTTAACTACCCTTCTTAAAGAGGTGGGTACGCAATATCGTGAAATCAACCGGCTGCGCAATGTTGAAACGAAAGGCGCGTCACAGCTTGCGGGTATTATATCAGGAATGCAAGGGCTTGTGGGTGCTTACACAGCAGCCAATGGAGTGATATCACTTTTTGTGCAAAATCAAGAACAGCTGCAGAGGGTGCAAACGCGCCTGCAGTCTACAATGGCCATCCTCATGGGTATGCAGCAGCTTGCCAATGCGCTGCACTCCACCTCGGCCTTTCGAATAAAGACAGTGACTAGTGTGACTGATTTTCTCTCGGCGGCCAATACGCGTTTGGCAGCTTCCCTGGGCATCTCGACAGCAGCTGCGCAAGCGCTAATGGCTACACTTACGCTAGGACTGTCAGTTGCTATTACAGCCGCCATAGCCGCCATTACAGCCCTTGTGAGGCGTCAGCGTGAGCACTCGGAGCTAATGGCCATGGAGGCGGAAAAACAGCAGGAATACGCCCGGAATATAGCAGACAACGCCTCAAAACAGATGGTCGCATATAAAAGGCTGCAAACTGAGTGGAATTCGCTGAAGAGCGATTATGAGAAAAATCAATGGATAAAAGATAACACGGCGGAATTCTCTAAGCTGGGTGTGTCTATTACATCTATATCTGAAGCAGAGCTTGTTTTAATTAATTCTGAGCAGCAGTTTGTGGCGACAATTCGCAGCCGGGCAGTAGCTGCAGCGTCTATGGATCTTGCAGCTGAGAAGTATAAGCAAGCTATTGAAAAAATGGTGTTAGCCGACAGTTATCAGCCATCTAAAGATGATTTGAAAGCTGCCGGTAAAGCAGCAGACAGATCTGTGTCCAGGGCGACTAAAATGGGTGGCTTCCCCTTCTTTGGCGATGCACAGGCGTTCCGTGATAATGAATTCAAGCTTGCTCTTGATAAAATAGTTACACAGCGACGTCAAGAATTTGTTACTGCAGCGCAAGCGCTGGAAAAAGAAGGTGATGCATTTATCAACGCCGCCAGTGCTCAGAATCAAAGAATTGTAGAAGAGTTCTCTAAGCTGGGCTTGCAGCAGGCGTCTGCCGGCACCGGGAACGAAATGGTAAAAGCCATTGAAGAGTACAATAAGTGGCTGATACAAACATCTAGCAACGCTGCAGATGAGCTTATAAATATTGAATTTGATCGTCAGAAGCGGATCATTGAGGCCATGGAGGATGGCTACGAAAAGCAGATGGCACAGATACATCTTAACGAAGCGCAAAAGTTAGTGGAGATACAGAAATATGTGAAGAGCTACGTAGATTCCGCCGCTCGTTTACAGATTAATAAAGGAACTACTGCAGATTATGGCACATTCTCCCGGGGGGCTGACGGGCAGTGGTCGCTCGCTATTGCAGAGAATGCCCTACAGCTCACTCCGGAAGTGGCTGCAGTGGTCAATGAGAAGCTTGCTGATCTAAGCAACCTTATAAGTAATGCGCTTGATGACATCATTAATAAACAAATAAAAACACAGGAGTCCGCTCTGGCTAAAAGTGTTGATTTAATGGAAGGTGATATACAGCAAATGGTTGACTCACTTTTGTCAAATATTGACAAAGAGCTGATAGCATATACTGGGGGATTTGATGTATTGCGCCAGCAGGCATCGCTTGTTTTTGCAGACATATCAAATTTGTCGGCCGCTATGCTTTCAAAAATTATAGCAGACGCCGAGCGATACGTTTCTGAAGGGGAGGATCTTACAGATCGCACAGTTGCGCAATACCGGCAAGCTATATCAAAAGCTAATGAGTTGCTGGCCCGGCAAAACCCCTGGGAGGCTATTCGAGTAGCCCAGGAGAGGTATGCAGCTGCACTCAAGAGTCATGATGAGGCGGCCGCAATACAAGATCCGGTGAAACGGATTAAACAGCAAAATGACGCCATCCTTGAGCAAGCAGAAGCGCTAGATATAGTCAAAAAGGCTTACAAGGAAATTGCTGATATAGCGCAGCGGGTAATCGGGTTCTTTGCCGACGTTGCAGCTGCTGCCGGCATGGATCCAGGGATTGTGCACGGCATAGAGTCATTGGTTAAGGCGGTGCTAGACTTGGTGGATGCTACTGATTTACTTCAGCAGGCACTTATTCGTGCCACCGCTGCTGCCGGCAAGGCAGCAGATGCGGCCAGTGACGTAGCAGGCGCTACATCAGATGCGGCGAAAGCTGCAGCATCAGCAGGTGGTGCCGTGGGTGCTCTTATAGGTGCATTCATAGGGCTCGCAGGAGCCATCATGCAGCTAGGTACAGCTATTGCCGCTATGAAAGAAGCTGAAGAGAATGCCCGCATACAAGAATACATTGATGGAGTGAACGCTAAGCTGGAGCAGATGCAAAGGCTTGTGGACAATATAGCTAGCGCAACGGGGCTAGGAGATTCCTGGTTCTCTGAGGACTTGTTTAACAGAGTGAAGCAGCTGGTGTCTGCGCTTAACGAAACAGTGGTCGGAGCTCAGCAGTTTATGTCAGGTATAAAGTCTTCATGGATTGGGATACCTGATTTTGCGTCAGAGATTGCCGCTCTTGATGGACTGCGCAGTGTCTGGAAAGATCTAATTGAGGGGTTAGACGATGGAGTCAGCTTCGATATTAAAGACCTAGATAAATTGATAGAATTTGCTCATGCGTTTAAGGATTCAGGCACGCTTGAGAAACAGTCTGCCGCTAATGTTGACGCCTTTATATTGGCCATGGAGAAAGCTAAGCAGCAGTATGAAGAGCTACAGGCGACAATGAATAGTATGCTCTCCAATTTATCTTCCAGTCTACTGGCCACTGTGAATTCGACATGGAGGGAATTCCGGGGAAGTGGCATTGATGCCATCGCGGAGGTTACAGCTGCTGCTAAAAAGGGCCTGGCTGAGATCATAGATGAGATGATGAGTCAACAGCTATGGGCGACGATAATGGCTGGCTACTTTGATGAGCTAGGCCTTGCTCTTGCCAAAGCGATTGCGAGTGATGGGGATTTGATTGCGGTGTTTGATAATTTCTGGTCAGGCATGGAGCAAGGGCTCCAGGACTACACTGCAGCGTATGAGGAGTTCCTGCGCTCAGCAGAAGAAAGAGGATGGGATATGTCTTCTGGCGTTGTAGGTCCAGCGGGGCCAGGGTCTATTAAGGCAATGCGCGAAGAGCTCGCCAAGTTGAATGAAGAGTGGAATTTATTAACAGCAGAGGAAAGAGAGAGTGCTGTTGGGGAGCAGCTGTTCCAGGACATCAAGGCACTTGAAGAGCTGATTCGTACGGCTGAAGAATTTTATAGCGCTAGCTCAGATGCATCACGTGAAGCTCTTGATGCTTGGAATGAGTCACTCGACGATGCGCTTGAGAACGCTGCTAACAAGTACGAACAGATAGGGGCTTATCTTACAGCCTACCTGATGGCCCTCAATGATGTTGTCATGAGCGAAGAGGATCGCGCAGAAGCTATTGAGAGGTCGTATAAAGCTGCAGAAAAGTTGGCGGATCAAATAACTGCAGAGCTAACTGATAAATATATGACTGGCGAGCAAAGGCGCGAGCTGGATCTGTCTACTTTTAGAGATGATTTAGAATGGGCTAACATGCAAGGCTTGCCGGAGCTTGCAGAGAATATACAAAAGGCATGGGACGCGTACTTGCTATCCGAGTGGGAACAGGGCTTCCGAGATCTTAAAAGTTCAGCGCAAGATTCAATTCATTATCTAGAGCTACTTAATGAACAAAAGAACAACCTGGTCAGCTCCGGCCTTGAAGGCGCTGCACTGGAGGGTGCAGGAGTGATAATCGATGAGGAAATAGCGGCTACAGAAAGTGAAATCTTAACAAGGCTGCTAGAGAAGTTTAAGAGCGTTGAGCAACAAAGGCTTGATTTAATACAAGAGTATGCCAGCTATGAGGCGTTTCTCCGGGAGCGGGGGTACGAACAACAGGCAGATGCAGCTGCAGAAGAGTTGCGCAATCAGCTTTCAGATCTGGATGAGGCAGCAATAGAAGCGTCTGATCTTTGGGAGGAGCTCACTCAGGGCACCGAAGATATGAGTGAGGAGGCGATCTTGGCCATGGTAGCTCAAGTGAGGGGTATGATAGATGATGCGGAAGATCTCACAGATGAGGCTCGCGCCAGGCTGCTGGCCAAATTGGACAAAGTAGAAGAGGATCTTAAGGCTAAAAAATGGGATGCGGCCATCAGTGCGATTGACGACATACAGAGTATTCTGCGATCGCTTAACGAAACGCTTCAGCAGACCGGTATAATTAGTGCTGAATCAGCATCTGATTTGAACGGGATTATTGTTGCTTTGGGCAATATTGGCGCAATAGCAGCCGGGCTTCTAGCAAAAGACTATGTTGCTGTAATATCTGGCTCGATCGGACTCCTTGGAAGTTTGTTTCAATTGCTTGACTTTAACGGGCGTAAAATCGACCGTCAGCAAAAGCTTATTAATAGCAATTTAAGAGAGCTTAAAAACTTATATAGTGAGCTGGATCACATAATCAGCCAGAGTATTGCTACAGAGACTTATGCAAAACAATTAGAGCTGATTGACAACTTGCGTCAACAGCAAGAAGCGTTGCAACAGATGATTTCTTCTGAAAGTGGCAGGAAAGACCCGGATGACGAATTAATCGCCGCTTATCAGCAAGAGATTCAGGAGTTGCAGTATAACATTGAGCGTGTGTACGAAGCAATGTCGTCAGATTTGTTGCAAACCAACGTAAAGGCGCTTGCTTCAAGCATCTCTGACATCCTCTCTGATATGACGCAAACTACTGAGGACAAATTGCTTTCCGTAAAAAAGACTGCGCAAGATGTTGTTCGTGACATGCTTCGAAATTGGTTGCAGTTGCGGTACTTAGAGGCACCTTTGCAGGCGGCACTTAAAGCCATGGAGGAGGAGATGCTGACCTCCGGGCCAACTCAAGAAATGGCTGAGAAGTTTTATGCGGAAGCTGAAAGAATTGCGCAAGAGTATAATGATGCCTTTGGTTCATTCGCCTCGCTATTCCCTTCGTTAACTACTATTTCTGACAACCAGATTGCCAGTGCATGGAGATCTATGAGTGAAGAGGCCGGCAACGCAGCCGTAGGTCAGTTGACGCGTATCGCGCTCAATGGTGTCCAAGGGCTAGAGCTGCAAAGAGAGCAAATCGAAGGTCTTAATCAGATAAACCAATCAATTGCAGACATGGCTGTGGACATCAAGTTGATTGCTGTAAACACAGCCACTCTCCATAGTATTGAAAGGATTTTAAAGCGTAATAACAGTATTGGATTATGAACACTTTAGAGATTTTGAGAAAAAAACTATACAGCGAAGCAGAAAGGCATGAGGCGTGTGCCGGCCGGGAGGACATCCTGGCCGCGAAAGATCTTGATGCGTTAGCCATGTTGTATTTCCGTCACATTGACTTCTGTTTTTTGCAAAACTACCCGTCGCGCAAGTTGCTTAACAGACTGTCTGCTGAAATAAATCAGAGAGGCATTTTGCTTTCGGGGGGTGATATGGCTCCGGAAGGACTCCGGCAGTATGCACTTCTGAATGATTCAAGGATAACGGTCAATCTGCGTGGCAGGCAGTTGACGAGTGTGTATGCAAAAGATGCCGCCGCGGTAAGTGTTAAAGCCCTGGATAACTCTATTTGTGCAGTTGTTCTGCGTGGACGTGCTGTTGTAGACGTTGTCGCACGCAATGATGCGAGGGTGATAGTCAGGCTGCGTGATGACGCAAGGGTTGTTGCCTGCACAAGTGATAAAGACGCTAGAATAATAATTGTGAAATGACAATAGATTGGTACATAGATGGGATATGTCTGAACAAAGAGCTCGGACTGTTTTTTTCTGAATCGGCAGGCATAGTTGATTTGCTTAAGCCCAAGAAGGCTGTTATTGCGAATTATCCAAACCTGCACGGTGAAGAGGTTGATCTGTCAGACAGGGTGTATGAGTCCCGGGATTTGACGTTTAAATGCTTTATGAGCGCCCCGGGAGGTCCCCAGGACTTGGAGTACCGGCTTGCCCGGTTAGGCTCGCTATTGGGGGCAAAAAGACTGGTAAGGCTGGACATCCACATGAATCACAGCCATTGGCTATCCTATATAGTGTATGCGCCTGACGTGCTTAAGGTTAAAAAAGAGTTTGATCACGACATAACAGCTGAGTTCTCACTGTTGCTCCGGGAGCCTAATCCGGTTAAACGGATATATAGGACTACCGGTAAAACCATCTCTATTACGCCTGATTCTGGTGATTACCCGTTGCTGATCTCCTACTCTCCTGTCAGCTCTCCGGTGAAGGCTTTGCCAACAAAAAATGTTGCAATAACTCATACGTATGATAGCGATGAGAGGTGCATAGTTGTAGTGGCCGGCCGCTTAGATGTTGTAAAATTAACTGTCACAAACCTAGAAGAGATATGTGCGTATTTGAACTAATAAAAAAAGATGGCAGCAAAGTAGCATTGCAGGCTGTAACTCCCTTCCGTGATGTTCTGTCTGCAGCTGAGTCTGCGCGTTGGCAGGAGGTTGGAGAGGTGGTTCTTAAGATAGCTTCCCGTACAAAACTCTCGGAGGTTATCACGATTTCTGATGTCTTGCTCGTATATGGCGAGCCCTACGTGGTTGATGAATTGCCTGCCTATACTTTTGATGGCGCACTATACATCTACACGTTAACGCTTAAATCAGCTGCACAGCTGCTTAATAACGTGCAGTATTATGACACGGACGTTCATCTGAACTACGTAGCGAAATCCCCGGTAATTCACAATGACTTGCGGGGGTTTGCGCAAGTGATCGTTAACAACATGTGTCGCGTGTATGGCGCTGGCACCTGGGTGCTTGGAAGCTGCATTGAAAGTGATACAAAAACAATTGTCTTCTCTGGGCACAGCTGCTTGAATACAGTAGCAGAAATTTGCGCTGCCTGGTCAACTTATTATACGATTTCATATGCTTCCGGTGTTTTTACGTTACACATTGGAGAAGATTTGCCGGCATGCTCTATAATCTTCCATGTAGGCGCCCAAAAAGGGCTCTTCTCGCTCAAACGTGAGAGTGCCGGTGTTGGGGTTAAGAATATAGTAACTGTCCTTGGGGGGCGCGAAAACCTGCCTTACGACTACACAGGTATTGATGGCCGACTGACATTGCCGTTAGACACTTATCCGGCCAGCGAGGTGCGCGATGAGGCCTCTATCGCCAAGATAGGGCCACGCGAGGGCTTGATGGTCTATGAAGAGATATTTCCAACATACACCGGTACGGTGACCTCTATTGGTGATACTCCGGAAGTGTTTTTTGACACAGGTATAAACTTTGACGTGCAAGGTCGTGGTGCCGGTGTTGCGGTGATGTTTAAGACCGGGGCGCTTGCCGGCATAGAGATTGAGGTAGCCGGCTTTGATCCAGAGCTGAAAAAATTCACTCTTCTGCCCTCCACGGATTCTATGGACATGACGTTCCCGGGAACAGATCCTTACATAATTGAGAAAGGTGATAAATATGTACTTAAAGGTATAGTTGCTCAGCCCTCACATATAGCTGCAGCACGTGCTGCCTTGCTAGCGCAGGCCATGAAAGATCTCCCGGCGCTATTTAACCCTCCGGTAGAATACACTCTGACGCTAGAGCCATCAGGACTTAAGCGTGAAGATGTAGTGCCGACCCTGGGGCAGCCTTTGGTGGTTTTTGATCCGGAGACCGGTCAAGATGAGCAAATACGCCTTGTGGCATACAAACGTGACCTGCTGTTGTCGGAGTATGATCTTAAGGATCTAGAAGTCACTGATGCGGCGGTAAACTTAATTAGTGGAAGCACTGTCGCGCAGCTTAGCAAGGTTTCCAGCACTTTAGAAAACTTTGGCATAGGCAATATGCCTGACGGGATTATCAAAGATCTATATACGCTGCTTAATACTATTGCTGAGCGCTTAGGTACTCGCAGCTGGAAACATCTAAAGGACGGAGGATATAAATATGATCCGGATACAGGCAAGATGCGACATAAATGGCTAGATGTTGACTCCCTGGCAGCAGATGACGCGTACATTGATCAGTTAACTGTTAGATTTCTGGAGACAGTGGGTGACGCGAAGGGATATAAGGTTACGATTGAGAATAGTTTGAATGAAGAGGGGGGTGGCGCTTCTGCAGTCTCTTTATCAGATGGGCAAGGAAATTATGCAGAAATGGTTTATTCTGATGCTGATGAGGATAAGGTGCCAATTGTAAAAGTAGTTTCAGCCCTTAAGCATTGTAGCTCAAAATTATATCCGCTTGGATTGCTAGCAGAATCTTTAGCAAATTCTCCTCTTGGGTATGCTGGGTACTCGATATTTGCCCCATACGGCGTAATTGTTGGTACAGGAACACCTGCCGCTGGCACTGTTAGGCTTGCGCTGATTTGGAATCCAGACAGAGGTAAGGCAATTATTTATAACGATTTACTGCCATGGCGGAAGGGTGAAGCAGCTCAAAAAGAGCTTTATAGAGATAGTGATGGGCTTGATAACCCAGTAATAAGGCATAAAAGTTAATTATGAAAGGAATAATTGAAAGCAAGGATTCTAAAGAGTTTAAGTTTGAGGCCCTGCAGGAGCAAGTAACGTTTTCCTATTGGGACAAAGAGAGCGATGTCGATGGGTATGTTGTTCTGAGGCCATCACTTATACGACAGCATGAAAAGGTTGTATCTGACGCTGGCGTCCTTGTGGAGGCTCTTACAAAACAAAAGAAGCAAGGCAGGGAAGAAGAAAAGAGGGCTAAGCTCCTCGATTTTGCCATTAAGGAGAAAGATAAATCAGAGGCGCTTATTGCAAAGTACACCGCCTCGATATCTCCTTTTATAGCGGCCGTACGCCCTGTGATAGAGTATGACTCGGATGGTAGGTCGTTAAGCTTTACGGACATCTACGAAGAGACAAAAGACATAAGAGATGATGCCGAGGCCCTGGAATGGTGGAGGGCTAAAAGGCTGGCTGAGATCATGGAGGCAGGCCTGGCTGAGGATTTCTATTCTGTAAGTCTAGCAAAAATGATTATGCGCATGCGAGAAGCCATTGAGAGCTTGAGTGCCTGGGTGAACCTGGTAAAATTAGCTAACCCCTCATTGCCGGATGTGCCTTCCATTCAATTTCTTGCGGATGACAAAGAGGCAGAGATTCTGTATGAGCGCTTAGTTCTTTCTGGAATAAAAGAACTATCAGAAATCCCCGGTCGTCTCCAAAGTGCCCTCTCGGCAAAACTCACAGACTACGCAGAGAAGGGCTATCTGACGGAGGACAAGAAGAGACAGCTTAATATAAAAACAACAAAAACTAAATAACATGAACAAAACTTGGGGCGCCTGCACGCAATACGTTCGATATGAGGATGACCTGAAGCTTCCATTCAAGCTTCATGACGAAAATGGTGTGCTGTATCGCTTAAACAATTTGCCAAATTTTGAGATAGTGTTCTTTGTAGAATTCTATGAGAAAGTAGGCTTTACGATTTCAAAAACAGGATCAACCCTTGTAGGCTGTGACCTGCAGGCTGACACCGATGGTAGCGCGATCATCTTCGCAAACATTCCGGGCAAGACGTTTTCCGGGAATAAACTTGGGAGCCGGCTTATGTACAAATCGCTTCCAAAGTTTTCTGACCAGCACTTCCCGGGAGGTGTGTACAAGCCGTCAGATGGAGGGCCAACAGGTAAAATATACATACAATAAAACAATACAACTATGAGTAATAGACATCCAGTATTTATGACCTGCGTCGCCAAGGCAGACGCATGCTACTTACGCGAGAACGGAGGGTACTTGCAGTATCGCTCCGGGGAGAAAGGCGAATGGAAGAATCTGATCAAATTATCAGAAATAGCACCAGCTGCACTTAACGCTGAGGCAATAGTTGTGGCAGAGCTGCTGTGCTCTCTGGCCGGGAGGATCTCGGCGCTTGAAAAAAAGCTCTCTGGAAACCTTGGTGATGTCACGGTTGACAAAATCACGATCCTGAGAGGCGTTGACCAGTACGGCTCTGATGGAAATGCGGTAATAAGAGGCACCGGTGCGCCTAATATAATACCTAATTGCGCAGGGCAGGAGTATATAGACCTCTCCACAAATGATCACTACAAAGCAAAGGGCAACTCTGCGGTGCTAGACTGGCAAAAAATCAACAATTAAATAACGTTTAAATGGATAATATACGCTTATATAACACAAAGGCTGCATACGATGCTGATGCAGCGTCAAGGGCCTCTACGGCCGGTTCTGTGGTGTCTTCTGTGGACGATGGCACAGGTGCTAAGTATGATGGCAAAAATGTGATAGTACCCTTGAAGGCTGCGCAGGTAGCTGACGTGGTGGTATTCGACAAGACTGATTCGCAACATAAGGTAATCAAAAGCGGCACATATCACGCGGGGTCGTTTCTGTCTGACAGGTTTGTGATCGGAGGGGTTGTGTATGATGTGACCGCTAGTGAAGTTTTTGTGATGGCTAAAGATAGGTTGGCGGGGGCAAGATATGCCCAGGGCTATAAAGTGAAGCTGAGTGGGCTCAATTTTAGCGCCGGAGGTACTTTTAAGATAACCTTGGAGGACAGGGAGACTGTTTCAGGTACCATAAACTTTACGTCCTCAGACACACTTGCCACTGTAACTGCTGCTATTAATGCCCTTGGGCATGCACGGTTTAGCGCTGTAGCTCACGCTGCATATAATTGCATCACCATTGAGCATAACGACTACTCGGGACCTACTGTGACGCTGTCAGGTAGTTCTGCAGGTATTGCTGTATCTGAGCTTGCTGCTAAATTTCAAACAACCTATGTAGATACAATTCTGGGTGACGGTGTTGTGAAGCCAGCCTCCATTATTCGCTGGAAGGGGTTATCTACATACTTCGCAGGAGCTAATTTTGAAAAGTTTCTGCAGTATTACTCGGCAAGTGGTAGTGCGGATGCAGGTCTTTCAGAAACATCAGCTTCAATATTGAAGCAGTCTGCCTTTAATAGCTCAGACAACCCTGTTCTGTTTGCAAAATACGACGGTGACTATAACGCATACATGATGTCAGAGATGCTCCAGTGGCCGGTGGGGCGTGGTGTAATGAGACAGTTTAACTCCCGGGAGATGACCTATGCGCTGGCCGCAAAGACGTGGACAGATGTAGATGGTAGCGTGAAGCCCGCGTATCCATCAGCCGCATCCCATGCAGCGTATGGTATCGTAACTGCTGGACATGTTACCGGCTTTGAGCCTGGGTGTTGGCACTGCGGATCGGTGTATGACTTCTACTTAACAATTAAAGATCGGAAGCTCAATTACTCCGATGATGTAAATTTATCGTTGAGCGCAATAGGTGGTACAGTTCATAATCCAGGAGCGAACCATTGGACTTGCTGCGAGTATTCATCCAACAACGGTTGGTACTACAACGGCACTAACGGCAGCATGAACAGCATCAGCAAGTCCAACAGTTTATATGGTAGGCCGCTCCTCGCTTTGAAGATAAATAATTAAAAAATTAATAATTAGTAATTGCCGCCGTTAGGCGGCTGAAAAAATGAACAACGAGCTACCAATCTATTTAAGCACATTGCACTTCATAAAAGATGTCGCTGAACGTGTGCGAAACCTACCGGTGCACATTAGGCGCGTTTGGGGTGATGACATTCACCGAACTGCACTCACAATGGTAAAGTTGATAGTGCGCGCAAATAAAACTCGCCAGCCTTCACGGAGGATCGCTTACATGGAGCAATTCGACGAAGAGTGTGATGTTATGCAGGCTTTGCTGAGGGTAACGAACACGCTTCGCGACTGTCTCCCGGATAAGCATCGTGTGATTTTAGATTTGCAGCTCAACGAAATAAAGGGACAAATGGGCAGATGGCGTAACAGTACTAAAAAGAGTTACACTGCAAGCGAGCGCCAGGGCGGCTAGGTGCCTCTCTGGGAGAGCTGTCATATTTTTGAAAAGGGCTCACAACTGTCATTTACAGTTATATCACTATGTGAGAGAACGAGTATTCATCCAACAACGGTTGGAACTACAACGGCACTAACGGCAACATGAACAACAACAACAAGTACAACAGTTTATATGGTAGGCCGCTCCTCGATTTTCAAGGTGTGGATAGCGACCATCAGTACCCATTTGTACCCTTTTGGTTTCGTTCATTGTTTTATACGGCTTATTACACCTGCCGTAAAAACAAGCGAAAAACTCCCAGCGCTTTACGTTTTGAGCTAAACTACGAGTCTTCTCTAGATAGACTTGCTCGTGATGTGTATTACTGTGAGTACGTGCCAAGAAGTAGCATTGCCTTTATTGTTACGGTACCTAAAATTCGAGAGATTGAGGCAGCTGATTTTTCTGACAGAATAGTGCAGCATGTATACTTCGCTAGGCTCTCCCCCTTAGTTGAAAAGCATCTTAATTCGAGTTCTTATTCATGTCGTGTTGGAATGGGCGCGCTTGCCGCTGTGACCGACGCTCATGACTATATCGCTCAGGTATCAGAGGGGTATACAAAAGATTGCTGGATTGCGAAGTTTGACCTGCAGAGCTTTTTCATGTCTATAGACAAGAATAAGCTTGCGAGCATGTTGGTTGAGTTTATTAAAGTGAATTATGAGGGGCCAGATAAAGACATACTGATTTACTTAACCCGGGTGATTTATCAATTAATGCCTTCAGAGAATGCAATTAGAAAGTCACCATTGCCTATGTGGAACGACTTGCCCTCAGAAAAGAGTCTGTTTGCCATAGCGTGGAACTTAGGGCTTGCTATTGGCAATATCACAACCCAATTGGCTGCCAACTTTTTTACAACACCTTATCTGAATTACGTGAACGAGCTTGGGTTTAATTGTATGTGTAACTACACAGACGACTTACTTCTTGTTGTTCCGGATAAGGACGAATTTTTAAGAAAGATCCCATATGTAAGAGAGTTTTTAAAAAATGAGCTTGGGCTAAAGCTCCATCCGTATAAGTTTTATTTTCAGCACTACTCGAAGCCGGTCCACTTCTTGGGATATGTTATTAAAAAGGAAAGAGTGTATGTGGACAATCGAACAAAAGATAAGATGTTTGAAAAAGTGAGGCTAAACACACTCTGGGCGGATCAGGATGATAAATTTGTGTACAGAAATGCAGAGGCTTTCTCTCAAACACTTAACTCTTATCTCGGCCTTTTAAGTCACTGCTATTCGTATAAGATCCGTGCTGACCTAGCAGGCCGTGTAATGCAAACAAAATGGAACAGAGTCCTGTCATTCAGCGAGGGCTACACAAAGTGTATTGTAAAGAAAGGATACACTAAGAGGGATCAGGCCATGAAAAGAATTCAGCGACAAAAACAACAAATAAAATACTACTATGACAACACAAGAACAGATCAATTTTCTTGAGAGTGAGATTCTCTCCTCTCACGCCTACTTACAACGGCTTGACTATAAAACAACCAAGCTTGCAGAAAAGGGAGAAAAGATTGCCGATGAGGTGCTGCAGCAACGTGAGGCCGCACGCCTTAAGATTAACGAAAACGAAGAGCTTCTGGTTGAGCTCTATGGCACGCTTGCTCTAGAGCGTGAAGATTTTACTGACATTATTTAAAAAAAACACTATGGACTGGATTGAATTTTTAATCAAAATGCTTGACTTCATTGTTGAGTATGTACTGCCATTTCTATCTAAAATATTTGGGTGATATGGTGCGCTTTAAAGGCATATGGCTCTTGCTTACAGGGTTGGTGATTGGCGTCCCTATAGGAGCCTGCCTTCAGTATTATAAGAAAGTTTTAGACAGGTTGTTTAAAACGCATAAAAACAAAATTTAAAGGAATCTAACATGAAACAAAAAACAACATTCTGGACAAAGCTGCTGGATTGGATTATTCGCAAAACGTTCAAAGAGGTCATCGACTACATCAAGAAAGTTGTTGATGAGGCTACAGTGGCCGCAGACGTGAATGATTTTGGTAGTTGGTCATTTTTCTTATTGAATTTGATGCTTGACTTGCTTCAGGGGGTCAAGAAGATCAGCGCACCTGCAACCAAGAGCGCCAGCGTGCATTCTGCCCCCCAGGCTGTTTATAGAACTCAGACAGCAGCAGCAATAAAAGAAGCTCAGCGGGAGGGTGGATCATGATTTATCACATTTCATTCTTTGGTAAATTCGACATCGCTATTGCAGTGATGGTTGGCACCCCCGTGGTGATATTTTTAGCTTACAGGCTATATAAATGGCTTAAAAAGCAGTTTAAAAAAGAATAGAATTAACGTTTAACTCTGCGCACACACTGTGTTGCTGAGCGTGTGTGCGTTTTTCCTTTTTAACATGAAGACACCAATAACCTACTGGGGAGGGAAGCAGCAGTTAACTCCGGAGATCCTCCGCCTTATTCCTCCGCACAAGCAGTATAACGAGCCATTTTTTGGAGGTGGCGCTGTGTTTTTCTCTAAGCGACCTTCAGAGGTGGAGTTTATAAATGACATTAATGGCGAGATGGTGAACTTTTACAGGGCGCTTAAACGCAATTTTAATGAGCTTAAAGAGGAGGTTGATTGCACTTTGCATAGTGAGTTTCAGCATCAGCAGGCGAGGAATATTTACTCAAATCCGCTGGATCATTCGTCGATATTACGGGCGTGGGCAGTATGGATGCTGAGCAAGCAGAGTATGTATGCAATCTTAGGCAATACTTGGTGTGTTGAAATAGAGCGCAATCGTGCGGTGTCTTTTCAAAATGCGAAAGAGGCCTTTACGATCATTTATGCCCGGCGCCTAGAGCGGACATCTATCTTCTGTCGAGATGCTCTTAACGTTATTAAAACGACAGATACGCCTACAACTTTTCATTATGTCGACCCTCCTTATTTTAATAGCGATTGTGGCCACTATGATGGCTACACGGAGGCGGACTACATAAACCTTTTGGAGATGCTTTCAGGCCTCCAAGGGGCGTTCTTGCTAAGTAGCTACCCCAGTAGTATTCTTGCTGAATATATTGCCAGAAACGGCTGGAGAACACGTAGTATTGTAATGAACAAGTCTGCCGGCAAAGGCAGTAAGACTGAGGTTCTTACTTGGAATTACGAAATGAACACACCTCACCAGGGGGTACTGTTCTAGATGTACATTTGGTTTTAATAAGATGTACATTTGGTTTTTGCGATTATACATGGAAAGGACAAGAGCAGATCAGGGAAATGATAGACAAGGCCGCACACCGGCAGCCGGAAGAAGAAACTCCGGCTTTGC